CTTGCGCAGTGGGCAGCCAGCTATCGTATCGATCAAGCATAGTGGCCATCACGGCACGATGTTCGTACTCGCCAAACTGCCCATCTTGATACGGCAGCATAGGCGCGATTTGCTCGCTAAATTGCAGCGATGATCCGTCATGCCAGCATGGTTTACCGATCAGCCAGCAATGCTCTTGGCTGGGCTTTCCATCGTCATAGCTTGACTGAGAAAGAGGAGAATGACCCTCGATGCCACCCAACCAATTATCGCCTGACCAGTCCGAAACGTACCACTGCGCCCATACATGAATGCCGCCGCGAGGGCCGACAAGCTCCCACTGATGGTAAAGCCTACCGGCGCGAACGCTTTCCTTGTAGGCCCATCCCAAACCATCGGGCAGCATCTCAGCGATGTCGCGATACGCGCTAGGGATTGAAGCGGGAACCGGCGAGACCGCAGGGCTCGATGCCGCAGGCACGAAAGCCCGGTTGGCTTCAGCCGAAGCGCCCTCCCCTTCCCCGCTCCTGCCTACGCTAAGAGAGGTGTGTTGATTGGTCATGATGACACCTTTTGGCGAGCGATGAGCATGGCGTCGGCAATCGCATACGCGCCGAACGCCATGGGCCGGCCACCACGCACGCCCGAGCATATATCTTGCACTGCTTCGGACGGTGCCGAACCGAGCATCGCAACAATGGCCTGCCCTGCGAACCAATCGCGCAGGTCCATGCCAGGAACGCTCGCGGGGTGCCCAGGATCGTCAAGGCAGACAGACGGGAACGCCGCCGGGTTGCTATGATCGGTCATGCTGCGCCTCCGGTCTTGGCGAGTTCGAGCAACACGTCGGCATGGCAAGGCGCACCGAGCGCGCACCAGCAGGCGAGGTTCTTGCCCTGGATTTTCGGTAGGCCTTCATCCCGTAGCCATTGAGGCCATGACCAATGCAGGCTGTTGCGGTGCAGATTTGAAGCAAACTGTAGCTTCCCCGGTCCCATATCGAAGCTCTGGGTGCCGCCACGGCAGTATGTGCGAAATGCCTCAACCGCTTGGGTCGGATCATCATGGATGAATGGATTGCCAAACAGCCCGGGCCGGGCGACGCTGACCGTGTTCCCCGGCATCCGCCAGCCCTTGGTGCGACGAAGCTGGACGCGATGCGGCACCTGCTCCACTCCACTCATGACACACCTCTGGCGAGTTCAATTGCGGCACGAGCTTCGTTGATTGCAGCCCTGCCCCACTCTTCCGTCGATAGCTTCGTCTGTATGGCCTGATGCAGAAGCGCTTCCAAAGCCGCCAGCATCTGAGGCGCGGCGGCGATCAGGCGGGCGTTGGCTTGAGATTCGTCGGCGTAACAGAACTGGTTGCAGGCGATAGCGTCCTGCCCGTCTGACACCTGCCAGTAGCGAATGCCGCCACTGTCACGCTGGATGTGGCCTTCCTCGATGATCCAAGGCCCAGGCGTATGTCCACTCATACCAGCACCCAAGCGATAGGCACCCAAGCCAGTACAGCCAGAGCAAGGATCACCAAGGCATTGCGGGGACGGAGATACTTGTAGGTTCGGTCAATAGGCCGCACAGAGCCATGCACATGCTGGCGGCGGGCTTCTGTCATGGGATGGATCATTTGGGGCTCCTTTCGGGGCTGATGAGAGATTTGAGCGCATACCCGGCCTTGCGAAGCTGATCCCGCTCGGGACGGCCATTATAGGAGCCGCGTGTCTCTCCGCCGTCGAAGTACCGGAACATCTCGTTGATCGCGTCCGAGGCGGTGCGAAGGCCCTCCTCCAGCTCGCTGATCCGCCCCTCCTGATCGAAGGGGGTGAAGTTCTGTTTGATGCTGAGGGCAGTCCTACAATCAAGCAACAGATCACGGACTTTTTCATGATCCATCAGCTCTGGATTGAACATGCCGCCATTGGCCAGGTATCGCGTGATCCGGTTTCCAAGATCGTCCTGCAGCAGTTCCACCGCCTCTACGGCGCCACTTGGTTCGGTCATGAAATCTCTCCGGCAGCTTCGTCCCGCGCGAGATCATCACCCCAGCGATCAACATCGCGGGCGAGCGTATCAATGCGGGCTTGTGTGGCATCCAGGTCAGCACACCGGCTAGCGATGTAAGCGGACCATGGATCGGCGGCTTCCAGCGCGAAGGTGGATATGGGGTGCGGCGCGTTCATGCTGCGATCCCATGCAAGGCGGTGGGTAGAGTGACGAGCAGGGTGTGCCCGCCACTCTCTCCCTTCACATCTTCGCTGCGGTTTTCACGGCGCACATTGCGTTCGCCGCATTCGTCGCTGCCTGAGAAAACTTCAGCGCATCGTCCGCCTTGTCGGCCTTTGCTGCCTTGTCGATCAAGGTCGCAATCTCGTCGGTCTTGTTCATCGGGTTCTAGCTCCGAATTGTGCCCGCACTTCGGGTTAGCAACAGCAGTGTGCGAGCGGTCCTGCTGATAGGAATTGAATGCGTTGCGCATTGAGGTGCACTGCATCAATGGGTGCGGCGCGTTCATGACGACACCTTTTGGCGAGCGACCAGCATGGCATCGGCAAGGGCGTAGGATTTGACCGCGAACATCTCTTCGATGCTGTCGATGCCTTCGGGGTAGCCAAATGCGGCATCGTTGGCGCACTGCCGAATGACAGCGGGCAATGCCTGCCCAGCAAACCAATCGCGCAGATCCATGCCGGGGTCGGCCTCGTAAGCGCCAGGTCCACCGCTGTTGTCGGCGTTCACTGGGAACGCGCTCGGGATACGTTGATCGCTCATCGCCCCATCCCCCAGCTCACCGTCTGCGAAGAAGGCCACCAGCCACCGCCGCAATCGGGATCGTAGTTGTCAGGCGGGCCATAGCCGGCAGTCTCATGCTCGTTCGCCGCGTCGAACAGCGCTTCCATCTCAGCGATTAGCTCGGCGCGCTCGTCAGCATCGGTAGCCATCGCCGCGTCATAGGCCGCACAGAAGATGTCCATGTCCTGCGCACGGGCCTCTGCAGCGATGCTCAGCAGGCAAGCCTTCTCGCTGTAGGTGCCGCGCGCTTCTTCCCAGCGGATAGGCCAGCTAGGGGACCATGGGCCTGTGAGGTACATAGCCTCGTTGAATTGGGTTTGAGAGAGGGCGGTCATGCTTCCCCATCCCCGTCATCGGTGAAGCCCTCGCCGCGCTGTTCGTCGGTGGGGCCTTCGCGGTGGTCCTCAAGTTCGAACCGGGCGCGCTTGGTGGCGACGGCGGCGACGCACTGAGAGTGCAGGTTCGCATTCGCGTCCTTGAGGCTGGCCAAGCGATCAGCCTTGCTGGCGACATACTCGTCCATGCGCTCGACGTCGGGAGCGCTGGCCACCTTGGCCATGTATGCGCGCGCCCACTTGGCAGCGGCATCTTCGGATTGCTGCTGCTCGACCTTGAGCGGCAGGATCTTCATGCCGGCCTTCTTGCCCTTCGACTTGGCGACGACGACAACCGTCTCCTTGTCAATGTGGCTCATGTGGCTGATGCGGATGCCTCCGACCTGAAGGCCGCCGAACTGCACGCCGTCATCGCGGTAGAGCGTCATCGAGCGGCCGACGTAATCGTTGGCGTAGCGGCCCCAGATCGCCAGCAGCACGCGCCGGATGGTCTTGCAGGGCTTGAAGGGCTTGCCGCCGTCGTTCTCGTAGTGGACGGCGATGGGCTGGTCACCTTCGGCGCCGACGACGCGGGTGACAGTGACGGTGCGCGGCGCGCCGATCAGATCGTCCGCGTTGAGCTGGTCCGACTTGGCTTCGGTGAAGCGCGACATATCGATCATATCGTTCATGCTTTTGCTCCTTGTGAGCGCCGCGTAATCTCGCGTTGCGCGTTCCATTTGAGATCTTCGGCCATGTCCGGCTGCCGCAGCATCCAACCCAGGAAGCCGGCTTCGACCTCGCTCCAGGGCTTGTCGCGGAACTTACCGATCGGGCAGCGCGGGAGGAGCCGCGGTTCCTTGGTCCAGGCGACCATCTGCTTGCCGGTGAGACCGGTATCGAACAGGGCCTTGAGGATATGCGCGGTCACGTAGGCGTCGGGGCCGGCGCGATGCGCGGGCTGCGTCATGGCGTGGACAGGTGCGATCTTGGCCGCGTCCTCAAGCCAGTACCGCAGCGCGCCGTTGCTGTGGCTGGGCGCCTCGGGCCATGCCCGCAGCGCCACCTTGTAGGTGCAGATCACCGGGACCGGCGAAGCGAAAAACTTCGTCTCGAACTCGGCATTGTGCGCGGCGATTGCTGCTGGAGTGGCGAGCTCGTCAGCGAACATGCTGTCAGCGTCGAAGGGGTCGCTGTCGTGGCACTCCTTCAAGCTGATGTGGTGCACCGCGCGAACCTCAGGCGGCATGCTCTCGACATTGCACAGCCAGTTGATCGGCTCGCCAACGGTGCCGGCGTCCAGGTCAAAGTCGCACAGGCCGACCTCGCAGACCTGCGCCGGCGGCTCGAAACCTGTGCACTCGAAATCGATCACTCGAATGATGGTCATACAGCCTCCACGTGCGCCCAAGAGCGACCACTTTTGATTTGACGGATCGTTGCTTCGCCAACGCCGTATTCACGGCCAATTGCAGCGTAGGACCAATCGCCAAACATCGAGCGGATCACCGGAATGTCGGCCTCGGTCAGCTTCGAAATGCGCGTTCGAGATCCGACCGGCTTGCGTCCGTTGCGAACGGCGTCAATGAGGTTGGCGCCGGGCGTGTCCCAACGCAGATTGCTCAAGACGTTGTTGGTGGGATTGTCGTCACTGTGGAGGCCCCAAAAGCCCTGTGGGGCCGGACCTCGGAATGCAGTGAGTACCAGCACGTGGACGTCAGCAGAGTTGCCCTTACCAAGCGCGACCGACAGGTGGCCGGAGGGCTTGCGGCCAGGCCTCAGGATCTGCCCTTTGCGCAAGCGCAAGCCGCCACCACGCCCGTGTGGCACCATGCGATCAAGGCTACGCACACGCCCGAGGTCGCTAACCTCGTAGCAGCCCTCGTGCCCAACAACCGGCAGCCAGTTCTCGACGGCGATCACAGGATGATCTCCGCATCTTCGCGGCGTTCGGTCTCGATGACCTTCGGCATAGCGACCAGGGTTGCGCGGTAATCCTGCTCCCTCGCGGCCAGCTTGGCCTCAAAGGCGGTGCACGCCGCGATGATGGCGCCCTGGATCAGCGGGTCAGGCTCGACCCGCTTCACGAACATGGGCAAGCCGCCCGAGTACGAGATGAAGTCGATCCACTTGCGCTCGCTCACCAGCAGGCCAGTTTGCAGCTGCAGGACGTATTCTTCCGGGACCTCGTTATCCGCGATCGTCTGCACCTGGTACTTGCCGGCGCGCGACTTGATCTCGATCAGGCCGTCGTCGCCGACCAAGCCATCAGGGCTGTAGCCGAGCGTAAAGCCCCACTTGCTGTTGGTGATGAATCCGGTCTCGACGACAGGAGCGTGATGCTCTTCGTAGGCGGCGCGAGCATAGATCTCGTCAGCCTGGCCGCGCAGCATCGCGTCCGATACATACTGCGGCTCCACGAAGCCGGTGAGGCGCTGAAACAGCAGTTCGTAGACGTGCTGGCGGGTCTTATCGTTGTCCGACGCCTTGAGGCTCTTGACCGTCAGCAGGTGCTTCATTTCGGAAGCAGTGATGAGGCCGAGCCTGGCGGCGAGCCATTCATCTGAGCCTTGGATGAGGTCGTCGTGGATGACGGGACCGGCCACGATCCGCGACACCGCGTTCACATCGACACCATGGTCGGCGCGAAGCTGAGGCCCAGGCTTCCGCCAATGACGAGACCAAGGACCACGCCAAAAATCAGCGCGAACCAGTCAGTGGTATCTTCGGGAGTTTCGTTGGCGGGGGTCATCGTGATCTCCAGCTGCCGGACTGTGCCGGTGTGGATCTCACAATACGCCTCGTATCGCTGCTGTCAATACGCAGCGTATCGTTCTCGAACAAAAAAAGGGAGAGGCTAATCCCCCCTGATTCGACGCACCTTGCCGAGACGCTCCAGAAGATTGAGAGATCTTGGCGCGATGGAGGATACAACAAAGGCGATCACCTGGACCCCCTCGCCATCGATCGGCATCTCACCATCGGGTGCGCCTATCTCGATTTCGCCCGCAAACTCCGGCTGTGTGGATCGGGGCACAAGGAAGTGCCGACCACCTCGCACAGCATATTCCTTCACGGTCAACTCACGCAGGCCGTCCGGCTTCTTGCGTTGAACAATGACGTGATCGCCAGTCTGCGGCCGCACGCCGTTAGTGAAAATGGAAATGCAATCAAGAACAGTGCCTGGCTCGTAGACAAGATCCATAGACCGCCCGGCCACTGTGTAGCCCATGCGCTTAGCGAATGGCACTGGCGCAGGCGTGTCGATTTCAAGGGCCTCCCGATCGGCTAGATCTTCTAGCCAAACCCCTGCTGCTACAGAGGCGCCGACCAGCAGCTTTTCAGATGCAGTGAAGTCCTTTGGTGGGCCATCGTCAATACCATCCATACCGAGAAGCCAGCCCGGCTTGACCTTGAAGGCCCTGCCGTAGGTTTTAGCCTTGTCGGGGCCAAACTCCCGAGTGGCATTCTCGTGGTGTCGGTAACCCGACACACCCCAGTCAAAGGTTTCCGCTGCAGCTTGAGCCGACGAAAAGCCGGCCTTGGCTCTAGCGGTCCGCAGACGCTCGGCTTTCAATTCCTTCTTCATGCCGAACGTAATACGCGTTGTATCAATACGCGGGGTATTGACTTCACCGATACGCAGCGTATTGTCTGCGTATGTCACACCTTACCCCGATCTATGATGTTTGGAGCGGCAACGCTGAAGCACTCGCCGCCGATATAGGCGAGAGCGGCGTCACGGTCCGCCAATGGCGAAATCGGGGCAATATTCCACCGCAATACTGGCCTCGGATCATGAAGGTCGCGGCTGACAAGCACGGCGCTCAACTAGATTGGCTGCAGTTTGTGCCGCCGGCCAAGCAAGGTGAAGCGGCATGACACACGTCGTTTACGCTTTGCGCCAAGTCGGAACTAGCGAGCCACGTTACATCGGCTGCACAAGCCGCAGTGCTAGATTGCGCTTGGAAGGGCATCTCGCGAACGCAAAGCAAATGCCCTCGCCTACACCGTTTGCCGCTTGGCTCATGGGCAATCAGGTTGAAGCGGTAGAGGTCATGCTCTGCCCTACCAGGGACGAGGCGCTCGCCGCTGAGCGGCAGGCCATAAAGACGGCGGCAGCTATCGGACACCGGTTGTTCAACTGCCATCATGTTCCCTCTGAGCAACAGATCAACAAACGCGTTGGCGAAAAGCCAAGGTGGCGGTTTTCTCGCAAACAGGTCGCGGCTCGGGCGCTTTTGAATAGCGCCAAGCAGGACGCGGCGGCGTGAGCGCGCCCGAATATCCCATTGGGACGCTCGATCAGATTCTGGCGATCCCGGAAGAAGCGCTTCCCCGATTTATAGCTGAGCTTCCGCAGATCCTTGGTGAGATGCGTCAGACCCGCGATGTGCTTGCGGCCCTTCACCAGATGATCGGCACCGACGTCGAGCTTCGTGTCATGGACCCCATTTGGGTCGACGATGACGCCGACACGTTCGGGGTTCGTCTGTCCACCACCGAGGGCGAAGAGCTCTTCTCGGCAAACGCCAAGCGGGCGAGCTAACCCATGCCCCGCCCCGAAGTCCTGCGGCTCCCGAACGGTGAAGCCCTGCCTTTGCGCACCGCCGTCACGTCTGCCCGTGCTCCCCATGGCGCTGGCAGCCTCGCGTCCGACCTGGCCCCCTCTTCCCCCCGTAGCGCCGGGTCGGACGCTCCTTCTGATCAATCCTTCGCTCATGCAGCACAGGTAGACCGCACGTGACCCGACAATCCACACCGCAGCGCAGCATATTTTCCGCTTCTACCGTCTTGGCAGCAATCGCCGACGAGCTCACCGCCATTAAGGCAGAGGACGGCCTGACCGACGCTGACATCGGACGCGTGCTTGGTAGGAGTGAGGACCAAGCTTCCAAGTACCGCACCGGCACTGCTGAAATGGGCGTAGTCGCCTATGCCGCCGCCAAGCGCGAGTGGAATGGCCGCTTCACCGGCAAGCTTGATCAGCT